GATGTTGGATTTAGTGCGTTGAGGTTTCGCATCAACGGACTCATCGGATCCAAACTGTTCCGAGAATCTATCCCTAATGTCAGCGTCGATACGTCTATAGTATTCTTCGCTGCCAGCGGGTATTCCTTCTCCTACCAAATCTTCATGCAACCCAAGGGCGTATGAAGTCATCCGTTTGTTGGGTCCAAACCACTGGTTCTTTTCAGTCCAAGCAAGTAGTTTGTCATCAAGCGGTGCAGGTCTGGTAGGCTGCGGTTGCATTTGTACAGGAGTTTCATCCACCTGTAAAGGGGTAGGTCTAAAATTATTTACCTTCTCCGCTTTCATCTTGGCGCTAGTCAATGCTTCTTGAGCATTCACCAGGGCTTCTGAGTCGCCAGATTCGTAAGCCGCCTTGTATTGACGCTTGGCTGTTTCCAGCTCATTGGCCACTACCTTTTTGGCTTGTTCAATCAAAGCAGCTTGATTCTGGTTAACAGAACCTTTGAGCTGTTTGTTCTCTTCGGCCAGCGCTTGCGCAAAACGCAGTGCTTCGTCTTTTTCCCGCTGAGCTGCTTCTTTAGCGCGGCGCTCTTCGTGGTAACCCTTGGTGAAATGCTTGATGCGCTTTTGGACGCCTTCGTCGTATTTGGTCAGCTCATCTTCCGCAAACTCTTTTGGCGGTTCGGCCATAGGTGTACGGCCACGGTCTTCTGGTGGCGTGTCATCTACAACTTCAATTTCCGCATCCGATTCGGGCTCCACTATTTTGCCGCCTTTACGGGCGTTAACTTCCACCTCATCGGGAAATTCAAATTCTGTTTTTTCAACTTCAGCCATGATTACTCCTTAGCAACAGCTCTAGTTTTTAATTCCGCAATTTCGCTTTTCAGGACTTTGCGTTCCATCATTAAGTCGCCAATCATTTTCAGATGCTCCTTGTGTCGAGCCTCCATGACGCTAACTAATTTTTGAAAATCATGTGTCCAAAAAGTCATTTTGTCCGCTAAAAGTTTAGCGTTGTACCAAACGTGATCTGCCGTAATTCCTTCTACGGTCACGTTATCTTTGATGGTAAGTTCATCTAATAAACTCATGCTTGACTCCTTAGTTGGGGCGTTGGATACCACGAGGGTCTTGCACAACCGCTTGCACGGAATCATCATTAATCAGGCGCCATTCGGTGCCGTGAATTTGCATGCGGGTTCCGGTATTTGGGCGCACCAAAATAAAGTCACCTACATTGCATGACGGGCCAGATGGGAATCTGGTTTTGTCTTGAAAAGCATCAGGGCCCATCTTTGCTACAAACAACACGGGGGAGAGCAGCTCCTCGTGATGCATTGCTGTCGCAGATTTCAAAATCCCTGTTTCGCTAAACTCTTCTTCGGCCTTGGGCAACATACACAGCAAGTGATATGTAACCGGGTCAGGCACCTGCTTAGCTTTCTCTTGCGCGGATGTATTTAGCAATCCGGAAAGATCTACAGCTTTCACATCGAATTCAGTCATCTTCATATTCCTTTGTTTTTCGCACGAGGTCGGCAAGTTCATACTGGGCGGTTTGCAGACCTCGGATCGTCCCGCACAGTTCTTTATAGTGTTCGTGGGAGTTAGCTCCACCAGCACTAATTACGTCGACTATCTGCTTGATTTGTTCGTCAAGCTTGCCATCTAAGACTTCAAGCAGATTAGCCATCATTCACCTTTCATGCCCTGCTGGGCTTGCATAATTTTTTGCATTAATTCCATCTTGTGTTTCTCATCGCTCTGCCCCATGGCTTGCTGAGCTTGCGCCTGTTGTTGCTGCAGCGCCATTTGCTGGCCGGCCATCTCTAAAGCATGCAACTCCTGAGCTTGCATAATTTCCTGCTGGGTTCGCATCGCCGCCATGTTGGGGTCTTCCCCCATCTTGGCCGCACCTTCGCGCGCTTTGAGCGCCAGCTCTTCTGCTTTGATTTGCAAATCGCCCTTGACTTTGAGCAGCTTAGTTTGCGCATCTTGTTTGCGAATTTCCAATTCTGCTTGTTGCATTTGTACAACTGGGTCCTGGGACATTTGCTGAGCTTGTTGCTGCTGTACCTGACCTTTGTTCTGAGCCAGCAATTGAGTTGCAGCTTGCGCCACCAGGCGAGACAACATAAGTTCTGATTCCTCTGGCAGCTCTGAATCTGGAGCTGGCATGGGCACACCCAACTGCTCTTCGATTTTCTTGCGATAAGCAAAAGCCAAATGCTCGGAGATGTGCGCGTCGATCTCCGCCATCATTTTCTGAGCCATAGGGTTTTGCCCAATCTGTGCCATTAACAGTGGGTCTTGCTTCATGCTGGTGTGAACAGCAATGTGTGCGTCATGGTCCTGGTAGATGAATGCTTTGGTTGGCTCGCCATTCAAGAAAGCCATGTTTTCGCTCACTGGGTCGCGCGGCTTCATGTCGTCTTCCACCGGCACCAACTTGTCAGCATTCTTGATGCCCAACACTTCAATCATCTGACGGTGCAGAACGGTCAAGTTATAAATCTGTGGCGCCTGCTGTGCCAGCTGAATAACAGCCTGGTACTGCATGATGCGCTGAGCCATCGTAGAACTATTAGGATCCGACACAGGAATGACATCCACCATGTCATAATCTTCCTGCTTGGCCATGCGGTCGCCGCTAGATGGGTCAAACTCATATTCACCAGGCGTGTTATCACGAATGATTGCGCGCAGAAGCTTAAATTCCTGCTTCATTGAATAGTGAACACGGGCCTGGACAGCAGACATGTTCTTGAGTTGACGCTCCAACAACGCCAATGTCGTACCAACTGGGGCATTTGCCGACATATCGGACACCTGCATGTCCGCAATCGAGCCCAAACGACGGCCTTCCTGGGTGATTTTGTCCAATAAAGCAGACAAAACCTGGCTCGGTTCCTTGTACGGCAACGTCATAATGTTGTCCCGCACAGTGCCAGAAGGCACATCTACGTCCCTAAATTCGCCAGGATTAATGGGTGTATCGTCCCCTTTTATGCGTAAACCGCGTGATTTCAGGCCGCCAGGCAGGTTAGAAAGCGTACCAGCGTCCACTAATTGGCGCAAAATTGACGTACCAGCACGCGCATAACCACCAATTAAGTGAATTAAACCCAATCCATACGCGCCAAAACCTGGAACATACGTGTATTGCACAAAATGCTGGCGCTTTAGCTTGCGTGAATCGTCTTCTTCCCAGTTTCTACGGATGGCCAGCACCTCATTAGTACCGCGGTCAATCGTAATCACATATGGAAGCGCCACGCCATCTTCATCTTCGTACCCTGGCAGGTCATAATCAATATGAACCTCCAAAATCTGGTAGCGGTCATCGTCCGTCAGGCTGTAACCCTGGTCTTCAGCCTTCTTTTTCTCCACATCCGTGTGAATAGTGACCGGTTCACCCAGTTCTACGTCACGATAAAAGCCAGAAACCTGTAATTTCTTAATATCATTCTTTGTTTTACGCATGATATGAGTCACGCGCTCAGCATTAATGACGCTAGACGCGCCATATGGAATGATGAAGTCTTCAGCAGGGATGAAAATCGCTACTTGACGCTGATATGAAGGGTCGTAATAAACCTTTTTGAACGCAGCGCCAGCTAAACCCAACGAATAAAGCATCTTTTCATGCTCTGGCCGGTACTCAGGCATGGCTTCCGTCAACTGGAAGTTCATGTCTTCCCGGACACGCTCGGCAGCATCTTCTTTGAGCTTGTCAATAGCACCAATGATTTCAGTTTTAACAGGACCCTGAGCCGGAAACGTTTCTAAAATTGTTTCTGACTGGAACCGTACAGCCGCTTCGGTCAAAATGGTAGAGAAAACACCACAAGCACCAAGCCACGGCTCAGTTCTTTCTTCATATTTCATGCCTAGGACATCTAATCCCTTGACATACATCTCCACCCACTCTTTACGGGAGTTAATGTCAGCATCCACCAAGCCAATAATTTCACTGGCAATGCTTCCCAACGTACCAGGGTCAATTACCTCGGCCAAGTTTTCATCAAAAGATTCTTCTTCCGGCTCTTCCAACAGGTCAATGACCATGCCGTCCATTCCAATCTTTAACCCTTCAGGGTTTTCAATTTCAATTTCCATCACCGGCTCGTCATCAGCCACCAATGCATCTAAACCCAATGGGGCCTGGCTCAAAGATTGTTCAATCATGTTCTACCTTAATAGTAAACCGCTTTGCGGCGAAAGCTCTGTAGCTCTTCACGTTCGTCAGAATCCAGACGCAAGAAACCACCCTGTCTGAATCTTATCAGCGCTTGGGTACTTGAGTCCACCAAATCATCATGCTCGCCATTGGGAAAAGCAGCCATCTGCTCTATTACCTCACTGGCCCACCTCGTCTCAGGCGCCCATACTTTGCCAGATCTAAACAAATCTGTCACCGAATTCAAACGCACAAACTTATCATTTCCACGGCTCGGCGTGTATTCACTCACCAACATCCCCATCGAGCGCAACTCAAACACCAACGGCGCACCCGCAGCCTTCGCCTCAATAATACAAGCGTCCGGCTCCCACTCTTTATAGTTGGCCATCGCTTT